GCTTTCCACTCGGGAAAGTCGGTGGGGTTAATCTCTTGGAACGTAGATGCTGTCCCGTCAAAGTTGGGAAATGCGTCTTCGCTCACTGCTCCACAAATACCCATCATTTCTTTTTTGTATGAGGAGTCTGCGCCGCCAATAGCCGCCGCTGTTGCGGTTCCACCTAAAACAAACACGTCGTCTGCCGCAGGGTTATCGCCGTGAACCTTGGCAATAACAAACTCGGTAAAGGGTGAGCTTTTAGAAACAGACACGATTGTGCCGTGCCCAGCCGGGGCCTCTGTGCCGGCATCAAACTCTGCCCCATCACCCTCTGCCGTACCCCAGGCCACTCGCATACCAGCCTTAAGATGACGAGTTGTACGCGGAACGTTGTTGCCTGCGTCAGCTCCACCACCTGCCGTATTTGCGGGGGTTGTCCCGTCGTCATAACCCTTAATGGTTACGTTAACGTCGCCCGCTACACTTGCTGCTTCACACAGAATTCCTGTGCCATCACCATTGAGTTGACGGTTCATCGAGTCAGTCATGTCTTTGACTCGGTTCTTCAACTGCGCTGATTTGACGCTAGCCCACGCACCTGCCTGGTCTGACGTTTGAGCTTCTGCGATATTTGTAACGCTCATTACAACGTAATTGAACCGGTTCTTAATGATGCTCGGTCGGTAGGTGTCGTTTGATGCGGTTGGCAGATTGCCACCCTCGTTACGCGCTCCGGTTGCGTTTGCAGACCGTAAGTACACTGGCACTTCGTGGTGCTTACCTGTCCAGTGTGCCTTGCTTTTGGTAAGAAGATTGTAGAGAACAACCTTGCGGTTGATCGTCTCCACTACGGCTTTACCGTAGCGAATCTTCATCGCGTTTTCATAGTTCTGTAAGTTTTGACTATCGTCAGGAAATGCCATGGTAAATCGAAGCTCCTAAAAATTTTGTGACTGTGAGGGTTGTACCCTCTGACATAGCTACGATTTTGTTTTGTCTGCTGAGTTCATTAGAATAACTAGTGCCGCATTGCGGTGGTCTTTTTTGCCCTTTTTTTTGCGGTCTTTGTCCGCATCCGAGCGCCCTTTCTTTGTATAAGGGTATTCTTTTCCATCCACGTTAGGCATCTATAGCTCCTCTCTGCTCATTCCGAGCGTACTGTATCTTTAATGCGGACTCAACGGGAAATACCAAACTCCTTCCCCGTGTCCATTCCGATTCTTTCAAAAATATCCATCGAATCAATGCTGTCTTTTGAGTACCACTCTTTTTCCCTTGGGTCCGAGTCTGAAACAACAGCCGATTTTCCTAAACCACCGCCCCTCATGACAGTGGGTTGCGGTCTTGTTTGTGGTGCTGCGGTTTGTGGCGAAGCCGTTCCATGTAAACTTTGTAACATCTTGGCAGCAGTTTCGAGGTTGCTATCACCACCCTGCTGCCCATCTGCATACGCAAGGCGCATCATTGCCTCTCTGCCTTCTTTTGTTGCAACGACGGGGTACTGCTCTGCGAGCGCAGTAGCCTCCTGCTCTATCTCGTTGACGTGGCGTTTGATTTCCTGTGCCTCTCGGGCGCTGGCTATTTCAGAAAGCTGCTTCTCCATGTTGGCAACTTTTTGAGCATGGGTGTCAACTCGCGTAAAAATATCCTCTTCCTCACCAATTTCCTCATCTTCAAGTGTTGGTGCAGGGGTCTGTGTGGAACCGTATGTTTTGGACCACTCCTGAAAGGCAGCATACTTTTCTTCACTGTCAAAATGCTGCCCAAGCCACGTTCGCATTTCCTTTTCGCGATGAGAGGTCTTTTGTTCGAGCTGGTTATACCGGTTTTCCCAGTTCTCGGGCTCTACTGCTGGCTCTGCTGTCGGTTCCTCTACTGCTGGCTCCGTATTTCGATTTGCTTCTTGTTGGTTTATTTCCGCTACGTCGGCATCGAGGGAGTCCATTGGATCTACGCTTAGGTCTACCGTGGGTTCTTCTGTGGTCGTGCTCATGCTTTATTCTCCATAAAAGCCGCGCTCGGCAGCTTCATCAAAGCCGGGTCCCCTTGGGCCTACGGCGTTATTTAGTGCGGGAGTGCCACCACCAAGTAGTCCTGGCAGTTGCCCCTCTGGGTCTTCTTCTCCGATCGGAAGCTCTGGTGGCATTACTGGAGGAAGTCCTTCGGGAGCTCCAACCACCCCACCACCTAGTCCCTCTGCCCCAGACTGCGCCATCTGCTGCGCTTGTATTACCTGTTGTGGGTCTTGCCCATACGCCTGTACATATGCCGGAAGACCCTGCATTTGTAACTGTAGTTGGCGGTAGTGCTCCGCTAAGTGTAGCTCGTAAAACTGCTGAGTCTGTGGATCAAGCTCTCGAAATTCCGGGGACTTCATAAACACTAGCAATTCTGAAACATGGACAACGTGATTGTGCCACCATCCAACCTTGATGTAGGAGTGGTTCTCCGGGTCCATCATCATCATGTTTTCTTGGCGCTGGTAGTTTCTTTCCGCAGAGTCGTCGTCTATAAATTCTTTTAGACCCATAGATCCAAAAGCCTTACGGAACTTAACAAGAGTTTCTGGATCTTCCATGGGCCCAAAGCCGCCAAGCTGCAACAACTGAAGGCTTATCTCTCGCTCATAACTCGCAAATTTTGGAAGAAGGCTGCCTGTCTGCACTTCGACGTCGGTTGAATCAATATGGTCGCGATGAAAGCGAATGGCTTCCGATCGATGTGACTCCGAGACAACAGCCACTGTCACCTCGGTTTCCATGTTTTCTCTCCACATTTCAAGCAACCCGGCCCCAAGGTCAGAGAAGGCTTCCTCTAGAGATCGCGCTGCTGGGCCTAACTTTACCGAGTCTTGGTCTGCCAAGACACCGAGTGCGCGGCCACTAATTACACCGCTAGGACCCCTGCCGTGGGAGATTTCATGTACCCCAGAGATGTCATACATGTTGGTCTTGAGAATGTCCGCAAGCTCATATAGCGAGTTGGGAATTGGTACAGCCGGTACTCTTTGGGGGGGAGGCCCAACGTTTGCGTTGTAAAACACAATATGGTCAGGTCGGTTTTTGATTCCATTTTTACTAATAGACCCGGCGGCAGCTACCCACGGGGGCTGGCTCGCTAGGTTACGCAACTCAATGATCGATGAGATGGTCCGGTTTATTTCGCGCTGAATCGGAACCAAACCTTGCACGACCCCAGTCCCCCAAAAGCGCCCAGACATCTCACCGATCTTAACCTGAGTAATCGAAAATTTTCGCCCAGGCAAGTGAGTCTCTTCCAAAAGAACCGACTCGCTTACAATAATCCGTCGCCCTTCAGGGTGCTCCGCACTAGGGCGCTCTTGATATTCAAGCACCTTGTATACTTTCTCATCCCCAGTGTCCGAGATGTAACCCCGAATGTCAGCATTTCGCGAACTATCATCATCACTTGCATATGTTGTGGTATTTGTTTTGTTTTTCTGCTCAAGCGTAGCAAGCACCCCAGGCCAACGCTTGTCAATTTCTGGACCACTCCACACGTGAGCCAGAATAACCCACTTAGCATTGTGTAGGTGCGCCACCTCTGGGTCCGGGTAAATGTCAAACGGGCTCCAGGACTCAACGACGGGAAAGCCAGTTGCCTGAAAGCTGTCGCCTACTTGAAAAGTTTTGCCAGCCTGACCATCCCAATAACAATTGAAGAACCCAGAGCCCGTTAATGCAGCCCACCAGACAGTCTCATGAGTAACCGTCTGCATTTTGAGCTGACGGTAGAGGTAGTCTAGTAAATATTCCGAAGCCTTGGCTTTTTGCCGTTGGTCATCCTCTGCCCCAGTAGGTCTAACAATAAAAGCTGGTCGGCTTTGGGTTAGCTTACTAGCAACAGTGTTGACGATAGGCTTGATATAGTTGTTGACCGATCGCACTCGCCACGACGGAGCTTTTGGTTCACTCGGACGTCCCTGGCTGTAGCTGCGGTATTGCTTACCATCAAAAAAGGCATGGTATGTCTTCCACGAGTCCTGTAGGTCGGATTTCATGCTCTTGGATTGACGGTATAGTCGGTCAATTTCTGAGCCTATTTGGGTTTTTCGATCGATGCCCTTTTCTGTTCTGAGGATTTTCATATCAGTCGTTGTTCCATCGGCATGATTAGCTCGTTACGCATGTGGTCAAAGTCCGGGTCGATTAGGGGTGAGTTTGGCCTAAGCTCTCGAAGCAACTCTTGTTCTTTCCACCACTCTTGAAAGTCTGTGGACTCTTCCGGCGTAAGGTCTTGATTAGGTGGAGGTGCTGACTGAACTGCGGGTTCCGGCTCTACGTGAACAACGGGCTGCTCATACTCGGGATGTACCCCGGTGGAGCGCAAGGCAGCGTGAGTTACTGCAACACAGAGGCTTTTGACCATCATCACAAGCACTTCTTTTAGAGCCATGTTGGGTCCTCGCTGTCGTCGTACTGCACTCTTACCATCGGGTTAAATACTGCCGCAAAGTCTGAATGTTCGACGGTTTTTTCTGGTTCTTTCAAGCTTGCATCACCCTGCTCGACAAGCTGTTTATGTACATCAATTCCAATACACATGGCAATGACGGCGTCGTCATGGTGACCGTGGGGTGCCTCTGGGCGGCCACTTGCCTTGGATCTAATTAACGTAAGCATCTCTCCGAGCAGTCGTTTGCTGTTGAGTTTTATCTCACCCCTGCGAACAACTGACTCAAACAACCCAACCATAAAGTGACGAGTGCGGACATCCGTAGAATACCCAAGCCTGTTAGTTTCGTGCCCCGCAACCTTACCAGGCTCACAGAATCTACGGTAAAGAATAAGCTGTGGAAATTCTCTTAGCAAATAGTGGATAACCACAAGGCCGTGGTTGTTTGACTCGGGAACCATCAACGCATTATTATACATGGTTGCAGCTAGCGCCTGTTGTCTTGCAAGCACATCGGGAGTTACCTTGTCGTAGAACTCTGCTACCTGTGCTTTCTCAAACCGATCGAACACCTGTATACACGCATAGTCGTCGTCGTTGCCCCTGCCACCACCGGCAGCATCAGACGTAACAATATACTTGTGGTCCTTCACTGGTTTGTGAAATATCTGCCAACCACCGCCATCTGGATGAACGCTTAGCTTGCCATCAACCTCCAGCATGGTTCCCTCTTCCATAATGGGAGCAGTGTGCTTCATCATGTGCTGTACCAATCGCGCACTGAACACCGAGCGACCCGAGCTGACAAACGAGATTTGCCAACTTAGGGGCCACTCTTCATCGAAGCGGTCTTGATCCGAGTTACACTTATTGACAAGCGTCTGCTGCCAAAACCTTATCTGGTCTGGCTTTAGATCGAACTCTATTGCGCGCTTACGCTGAATTTGGTCGTAGCCCAGTTGATTGGCCGCGTCACTATAGGCTATGATGTCGTCCGATTTAAACGCATCAACCATTCTTTCCGATAGCCATAGTTCATCTTTATCCTGCTCTTTTGTGGGGGCAGCAGCACGGTAGTCCGGGTTGTCTTTCCACGAGAAAAACATGGGCACGTACAGGTTGCCGCGCACGTTCTTGATAGCCCTGATGAACATCTCGTGAAATAGATTGCCCATTCCCTTGGCCGTAGACTCTACGAACACATAGGTATTTGGCAGGTCGGGCACTGCGTTGAGCAACGCCTGGGCCACGTCGGCGGCTGATGTGTTGCGCCGAGCGGTCTCCCATGATGGAAGCTCCGAGATATGCAGGAAGGTGGGTGTTGAGCCTCGCTCCGAGTCAGCACTACCACCCTGTGTTTGACACTCGGCTCGGCTCCCGTTAATCCACTCGAGCTTGCTACCCTTTGGTTTACCCGAGAGCGGGGGGAATACGTTATTGTCTACGCTATCAACAATGCGCCTACCAATACGAAACAACTCCTTGGTTGCATCGGTTTCGTGGGCCACCGTTAGTGCGTGCGCGTGCGGCGTTGTCTGGCAGTGGTGGATGGCCAGGGCCTGGATGATGGTAGATAGGCCCTCCTTTCTGCTTTTACAGATGACAATGCGAACAAAGCCGCGCTCGTCTTCTTGGCGTTTTATTTCTGCCAGTAGCTCTTCTTGTGCTGTCCTGCCCTCTGTGCTTAGGGGTATTAGCCCCCAACGCATGGCGTCCTTATCGAGCGCTCGAATGCGGTACTCACTTTTAAAGCAGAACTCTCGGTCTTTAAAACACTTTTGGCGGTAACGCTCTAAGGCTTCACTCATTTGACGGCTAGAAGCTTGGCATCATAGTCAACGGTTACGCTGCTCGCGGCTGGGCGGTCTCTAATTTCGACAGCCTTATCCATATTTTTGGCCGCATTGGTCATCAGCTTGTCTTCTGCCTCGATAGTTCTGAGCAGCTTTAGGTATTCATCATCATCAAGTCCACCGCTATCTCGCAACTTGCGTGCATCAACTAGCCTAGAAGCGGTGGACTGGGCGGCTACGGCATACACGCCAGCAACATCCTGCATATCCATAGTTCGCTGTAGAATGATAGCATGGGAGTCAGACTGCTTGTTCGTTGACATGTTGGCATGTTAGCAATAGCTTCAACTTATGTCGAAAGGTACTTATATCACTGTCTCCACCGAGCAGTATGCGGCAGTGCAACACGCTGCCGAACACCTCGGAGTTACCACATCAACAATTACTAACATTCTGCTTCAACCTATAGTGTCGGCTGTAGAGCAAGCGCTTGGGGCCAATCGCATAGAGCACCTTAAGAATCAGGATGCACCAGAGCCAACAGCAATTGTTAGCTCGGCGCAACTACCCGTTTCAGCACATACAATGCGAAAGGTTGTGATGCTGTCTAAGGTTTTGCAGGTTTCAAAAGAAGTAATTGCCCTGTGGTCTATTCACTACATGTTGCCCTCGGTAGAGAAGGTGCCAGCACTAAACCGACACACGTTACCCCCCGTACTTATAAATAAAATTAACGCAATAGAGAGGACCCCAAATGGCACGACCCGAGATAGAGCTTGAACCTTTAGGTGCGCGAGTAGTTGTAGAGAAAAACGAAGAGAAGAGTGAAGACGACAATGTCTTATCTTCAGTAGACAATAATGATGGGGAGAAGGTTGTAATCTACCGCGCCCCCACATCAGTAGACCCCAATAAAGAGAACACTGGGAAGGTTATTGCGGTAGGTCCCGAGTGTAAAGGCGTGAGCGCAGGGGATGAAGTCCTCTACGTCAGACACCTGGGAGATGCCTGTATCTTAGACAGCAGCGTCGTCATAATGCACGAAGATGACATACTTGCTAGAGTAAAGCGCAAGGCTATGCTAAACTGCGCTTGACATAGTTACTTCATAGCCCGTCATGGTGCGTCTCAAAGAGGCAAAGTGTGACGGGTTATTTTTTAACTAAGTCCGCAGTGGTATCTGCTTGTCGTTGTAAGACTCTATAAGCTTCACTATGGCCCTGTTAGGCTTCCGCACGCCATTCCTCCAGCGGCTCACCTCACCCTTGCCGTAGCCCCCGAGAAGCTGCCCCGCCTGTGACAACGATAGTTTATTTCTGGTCATCCAATCATTTACTAGGTTCATTATAGATCCCCCATAATTTCAGAAGTTAGTTCGAACGGGCAAAAGCCGCGCAAGTAAATCTCGCTTAACCTTTTGTTTATTATTTGGACTTCGTTGTCTTCGAACAAGCGAGCGCCCGTCAACCCGTCAACAATTGTTTCAGGCGGATCATCGTAATGAAACACGCGATTCTGCTCGACTAGCGCGGTTATAAACAATAACGCATCTAGCTTCGTATGGATCTTGTGGCCGATTCCGATATCTCGTTCTGTAATGTTCATTTCACCCTTCTCCTCCATTCTAAAGTAATGCCCCCCAGCATGGGCCGCAGAAGGCCCGTTTATATGTGTCGGCGACACTTACAGGGGTAGGACCTAGTCTCATTGTACGGAGACCTCCCCTTAACTATTTACTGCGGCCCATGTCGGAGGGCATTACTTACCCGGTGATAAAATGGAAACACAAGCTGTCGTCGAACTCTGGCGGCTCCTTCGCACCACCCACAAAGCCAGTCCCAGGTGTCCCAGTCCTTTCGTCCTGTGTACTGGTCTAGCGCATAACCAGGGTAGGGGTTGAATCGGCAGTTGGGGCACTTCATAAAAACCTCGGTGTTAGTGCAGTCTTTCATCCAAAAAAACTCCCCGCACATTCATCCGCAACATCGTTAGCAAAATCAATTATCTGAGCTTTGGTTCTTGGCGTATTGTAAATTCTTAAAATATGGTCTCCATCTAAGCAACTCCGACTACGGCAAATGCAATTTTTCCTACTTTTTCTAATGACAGCAGCCGCTTCTTTTTTGGACCCCACCACACGGATTTGATACCCGTAGTCCGCACACTCCTCGCCCCCTTCTGTGTACGTTGGGTTACTTTCCATCCTTACTATGGTTCTTACTAGGTAAATCATCACACCACCTCCTGGCGCACTCGTTTGCTCACAGTCTGCTTTGTCCACGGTGTCTCGGTACGTGTCAGGTATCCCGCTGTGTTTGCCCTGTCAGCAATCTCGCTAAGCGAGAGACCCTCACTCCTCCACTTATGTAGAGTCAGGAGGATGTTGCGCTCCACATCATCAGGAACCAGTACCTTGCCATCGGGCGTGTCTAGCCACCGGCTGCCATAGGGGGAGTTGTTGCACCATCGCCGTCCTTTTGCCTTCAGGTGAGCAGCAATCTCCGAGGTACGCTCACTGATGGTCTCTCTCTCCCACTGTCCCATAAGGACAAACAGGCTGACCACAAAACGACCCATTGGGGTATTGGTGTCGAACACCTCTGCTACCGAGGCAAACGCCCACCCCTGTCGCTCGGACATCGGCAGTAGGGCACACAGGTCCTGTACGCTACGAGTCAGACGATCCAACTTGGCAACCACCAGCACATCGGCCTTGCCCCACTTAAGCCACCTAAGCGCTTGCTGGAGTCCAGGTCTATTGGTGATGGACTTGCCAGATTTCCCCGGCTCATTGATTACCTTGAATACCTTGTACTCATTGAGTTGACAGTAGAGTTCTATCTTCTCGCGTTGTGCCTCGGGTGAATGTTCCTGTTTGTCGGTCGATACTCGGGTGTAGATGATAGCCTTCTTCATACCGTCACCTCCCCTTCTATCACCGCACTAACCAGCTCCACCACTGTTGAGTGTTCTTGGAGTTCTTCGTTTAGCGGTATGTTGTGCAGCACTGCTGCCACATACCTGAGCGACGTGACCCGCTCGGCCTTAAACCGAAGGGTCACCAATAGTGTACAATCAGACATAGTCACGGGCTCCTTTTATGTAATGATTTCCAGGTCTTTAAGAATAAAGTATACAATGATTCCGGTAAATATAATCTTTCCTATTTCCATAGTTACACATTCCCCTGCCACTCCGCGCGCGGGACTTGATCCTTGTTGTAAAACTCTTGAGGTACTTTTGATTTGCATTTGCTGCCAATAACCCAACTATCCATAAACCCGCCGTCGTTATGCAGGTGCCACTCATAGATGGCAGCGAAGTCATCACCAGACAGCTTAAGCAGGGTGCCACCCCCTTGAACAACCACCACATAGTGAGCTTTTTGTTTGGTGCTTACTGGGCGACCACAAAGATAGCAGGGTTCGTAAGGAATTTCCTTCTCATCAAAACGTCGCTCCATCCCCTCGATAATGCGCCACTCTGGCGTGCTTCGTGTGCCCTCGAGGTCGAAGTAGATCCCCAGCGCCAGACCGGCCTGGTTAAGCTCATTTACCCCCTCGGCAGCGTTTAATTTTTCCAATATAGTATCCACGCTAGCCACCCCTTCACCGTTTGATTTGCATGCTTCAATTTCAACATTCATATAAATAAGACCTTTAATAATAATCGGCAGGACCATTCCCACCTAAACACCTAAAGGCGTAACGCTTTTCTCGATCTGTCCGAGACGCGCACTTTCTTCATGTGCCTTCTTACTTTTATAAGACGTAACTTTTTTCTCGATCTGTCCGAGATGCGAAAAAAGTTACGTCTTGCCAGCGCAATTACCTCTGCCCCCCCTGACGGGCTCCCCGATCACGTCACCCATTGTGATCACGTCGTTAAACTCGCAAACAAGGCCATAGACGTCCGCATCAAGCGCACCCTTGCAATCATCCTTAGACTCGACCACATACACTCGCGTCGGGTCGTAACTTCTATCGTGTAGTCTAACTTTCATAGTTTCCACTCCCGTAGCGCGGTCCAAACCAAGTCAATAAAATGCACCGCTGTGATTGTTGTTGTCGGAATTGCACAGCATAGGGCTAAGTCAAACAGCATCTGTTAACCCTCCTCTTCTGCAATGAGTTCGCGCGCGGCTGCCAGTAATTGCTGGGCGTGTATGGGTTTTGCAAGCCCTGCCCTGTCCAGTGCGTCAACAAGTGCTTCTTGATAGGTCATCCCGTAGTGTCCTTGTGTCCACTGACCATCGCCGTCGCGCCACGTTGCAGTGCCATAGCTCAGCCCCTCGTAGCCGCCTTCGCCCTGATCAAACACAATTGCATACCAGCCATCATCAAATGAAGGCACCTCAAACATCGCCACGACAGGACAGTTATTAATTACGATTTTACTGTATTGATTTGGCATGGTTACACCTTGCCCTTTAGCAGTTGTTCAATGTCATTTTGGCGTTGTTTAATCTGGGCCCTAAGTTCTATGATTTGCATGGCACTATGTACGAGAGCAACACTCTTGAGCGCTGGACATCCTGATTGATTCAACAGTCCTGCAATGTCGGTGGAGCATTCGCCTTGCTCAAGATGCACGAGAGCTGCCTGAATCATCAGGGTGTTTCGGTTTGGGTCTTTGGAGTCATATGAGTTTGACATAGTTTTTTTACCTCAATAAGTGGGAACATGAGCGTTCCATAAGGCCACCAACCTGTGACAGTTGGAAGCCCTAGCAACGCTCCAGCTATCTCATGCTCCAATTCTTTGCTAACAGCTCCCACCGGTCATATCGGACCACTTTCAGCCTCTCATCAAACGATTTGAACGCTGTACGGCGCTTGTATTCGTCAAGGTCGTAAGTGTCGCTCATGTCCGCATCTAACCGGTAAAGCTCATGCATTGTGGCGTAGTCCTGTCGGACTGTATAACCCCCACCAATCCACTTGAGTTTCTCCCACGTGTGCAGCCCTTCCGCGTTTACTCGGAGCAGGTAGGATTTACCTTCAATGCGCGCAAACCCGTAGAAGCTGGAATATTGGCTATCCCCTTTCCCGTTTGCCCATTTTAGCCCGTCCCATTTTCGCCAGCTTGGAAAGTACACATCACGCGCGTCGTATAGCACACGGGTTAAATCCCTGACATGATCATCCGCGCACTGAATCCAGGAGTATTCCTCGGAGCCCTGACAAACCAGATCAGGCAGGTGAGGACTAACACCATCAACCGTGTACCCCGTGACACGCTGCAACGCCTCCCGGCAATCAACATTCTTGTCCCATAGCGGCGTTTTTCCCTCGGTAAACCAGTGGTCCCAGTTGCTATACATATCCTTTGCTGTGTAGACCTTCCGAATGCTTTTCTCCGAGTCATTGATAAGCTGGCCCAAGTACACATCAATGTCGCCGTTCTTGCGCGCTACAGCGAACCAGATAACGCCGCCATAACACCCGCTATGGTCCATCCTTAGCGCGGGTTTCGTTGTCATTACCTGAAGCCAGCAATGCACCATGTCATCAATATCGTTTTTGAGTCCTGCCGGATCGAATGTTTCTTTCATGTGGTTCATCTGTTAGTTGCTCCTAGTTGTTGGGATTAAATTAAGCCTGCTAACACAAGCGCGCTGGTTACTTTAAACTCACCACAACACGGGCAACAATTCGCGCGTGCATCGGGCTCATGCGGGTCTGATACCTCACCGCATGCACCGCACAATCCCTCTGTGCGTCCATAGGTAAGCATTAGTTCGAGGTCACGCATCGACCATCCATGACACACAAGCTCCGTGCTAAACTCCGGCTTTCTCGAATGCCCTAAAAACTCGTTTCTCCAGTGCCATATAGCGTCTTTTAAGTGTTTGCCTAGGATGACTTCCTTGCCACAAGTCCAGTCAATAGGGCCCTTGCTTTGTGCTCTCAATGCCGCGTCAACGCACTCTTTACGAGTCCGGTGTAGGTTAGAAAATGCCTTATACCCGCTTCGCACATGGTCAATTTGCCAAAAGCCCCACGCTTTGCGCACTGCCAAGCCAGGGATACCAAAATCGTACCCAGTAACACTTGGATCCATTCCATGCGTGTTCTCATTTTCAGGGTTAAGGGCCTGGTTATATTCAATCTTTTTCATAGTCATTTTAGTTGCTCCTGCCGGGTCGAATGTTTCTTTTGCGTTGTTCATTTGTCCTCCATCTGTGATTCTAGTCGTTCAATTTTGTTCTCTAGCTGGTCAACCTGGCCAGCCCAGAAATTAAGACCCCACCCGTCCATATATGGGTAAGCCGTTGGGTCAGCGTTACGTTTTGCCTCGAGTAACTCTTGCTTCACATGGTCAATGTATTCTTTATCGGTCATTTGCTTTGCTCCTGTTGTGTTGGTTGTTTGCTGCTATCAGTGCGCGACTATCGCAACGTCTTTACGTTTGTCGTTTTCTTTTGAACCGTTACATAGCCCGCACTTTTCACAGGACGTGCGCTCCCCCGCTTCCTTACTAGCAGGACAGAGCACTTCTCCAGGCTGCAGTTCTAGCGTGTCCATGACTCGGAAGGTCCGGAAACCAAGTGCTTTGGCTTCTAGTCTTTCCTCTGGTGTGTGAACGGACGCCATAACCATACCTTGGAGGCGCTTTTCCTGTTTCCACTGGTGCGTGTATCCCGTGGATGTTTCGCCGTTGTCTAGCATGCTCCAAACGCCTTGGGGTACTGCAGTCGGATCACCATAGGCGCCGCGTCGAACTTTTCTACCGGATACAAGTTGAACAACGGTTTCCGAGTCTGTTACCTCGAGGTCTTTGTTAGCGTTCCAGGTAGCTTTTGGCGCTTGCCATGTGTGGACATAGCAAGGCTTCGGCATATTCTTGGCTTTGTAGTGAATCGGTCGCAGTGGACAGTTACCGCAAACGCTAGCGTCTTTCCCGTTGTCTACGGCTTCCTGTGGATCGGTATCGTATCGCATGATCCACGTTTGCAGCATGTCGCCGGTTTTTGGGTTCTTAGACTTCCGAGCCAATCCAGTTAGCAGGACAATGATTCGGACGCCGTCCAACAGAGATGGACCGTCATATACTTTGATAGTGTTACGTTTTGACATAGTTACACCTTTCCTTTGTTAGTTTTAGTTAGTTACAGGATTGACAGTCGATGAATGAATCGAAGCCTTGGATTTCACCCGCGCCATCACAATCAGTACAGATGCCTAGCAGTTCTTTAAGTTCAAGATTCTCCCGGTGTAGCTCGTGCATTAGGTCATTACATCGTTGACGGCTAAACGGGCAGGGTTCGACTTTCCGACTCTCCTGAAATTGTCGAGCTTCAAGTTGTCGTTGTTTGCGGACACGCATGTCACGAGTGTGCATGACAAGCGCAACAGCTAGCGCGGTACAGCATAA